ATCTGGCTTTTCAATAGCCTTCATCAACCCTTGATCAGTTTGTTTTATTTTAAACACTTGATTGTGGTATGTCTTATAATCAAAGTACATAACCTGTACAGTGTTTTCATCATAATCACCCCAACCAGTTATATATGATCTATTTCCAGGCATATTTTGAATACGCTCTAATTCTTTTTCAGATATATGTGGAAACTCTTTTTTAAGCTCAGGTATAGTTATAGCTTTTACCTCACCAACATAGTATATGTCTTCAAAGTTTGGATCTTCAGAATACGAGTAAACCATATAAGCTGGATCAACGTAATCAACTTTAATACCTTCTGCAGTGTTAAAACTAGTTTTAGCAGCAGCAATGCCTAATACGGTTAAATCCATATTAAGTCTACGTCTAACTAAATCATATTTGTTTTGAGCAAAAACAGTGGATATACTTTCTTCTTCAGCTATCTCAATTGATTGCTTATAACTTAATTGCATTTTAAGTTCTAGCTCTTCTTTAGATTCTGGTATAGTTGTTGGATCTGGTGATTGATATAAGTCAATACCTAATGTTTGCTTAACACTTTCTATATAATCTTTAGCAACCATATCCTCGTAAAGCTTAGAAGCATACTCTGTTCTTTTCTTTACAGACTGAGGATCTTGAGCGTAAGCCTTAATATCATAAGACTTTTGAGATATACCGTTAACAACAATATCTACGAACTTAGATAAAATTGGTACTGGTTTCCAGTCTAAATTAAGATAAGACAAATCGCCATTAATAGACAACTCATCTTTATATTTTTGTATAGACTGCTCACCTCTAGCATACAGTCTTAGATTATGAAAGTTATTCCAATTAGTTAAATATCTATTTCCATTAGTTCTTCCTTGTCTAAACCACTCGAACTCTATGGCCTGAGCAACTTGCTTACCATATTCTAAAGTGCCTTTTTCTTCGTTGCTTACAACTTGACTAGGAAAAGAACTGTCATTATTAGTATAAACGTTCATTTAACTTATTATTTTTGATGTATATCCCCTGTTGTCATATCTTTTAATACCTATGTCAACGGGTTCTGTTTTTCTTTTATTTACCGGTGTGTATCTATGTTTATTGCAAGCCATTAAAGCTAAACCTGAACTTATAGATGCATCGTGTGATGTTCTATTGTTTATATTAAATTTAGCCCAGTCTTCAAGCGTTCTTTGAAAATACATATCACCGTAGCCAGTTTCTTTTAATCCAACAAAGTTTTCTATATAAGATTCTATAGCTGCAGCATGCGCTTGTTTAATATCTTCACTAGAGTTTGGTATTCCACCTATTTCTCTTTCTGTTACAGATAGCTTATTTCTACTTCTATCTGGTCTATTCATTGCAAAACCTCTATAACCTCTTTTTCTAAAATAATACAACAACCTAGGCTTATTGTTTTCTGCTAGTATCGGCATGCCATAAAAAGCACAGGCCATTAACACGTCTTCAAAAAATATTTCAGCTGTTTGAGGTCTTGCTATATATTCTAAGAAAAAATGATTAGGTGGCGCGTCTTCCATTGAAAACTTAGTTAAACCATGAAGAGATCCATTAGAACCTCTTTTATCTACTGTACCTGAAATATCATAAGGATCACATCCAAACGCACCTAAGTGTTCGTTTCCAGGGTAGAACCTACCATTTTTAGTATATTTCTTATTTTGCAAATGCAACGGTGGAATCCAAGATACTAGAAACCTACCGCTTTTGTTTGGTGTGAATATGACTCTACTGTCCTGCTGACCGTTCTCCCACTGAAAACTACCTTTTGTAACATTTGTAGAATTACGCATATCTTCGTTAAAATCTATTTGCTCGTATATCTTAGTTAGATTAAATAAAGATTGTTTAGTTTCATCTCTAAACGCGTGCTTCTCTGTTCGCGGAAACTGTCTGTAAAATTCATTAAGACCATCTTGATCTTGCTTTAATCCTTCTACCTCGTTCTCCCAGTATTCTATTACACCTATTTTTATCTTTTCACCTTGAGGTCCTTCAACCGGTTTACTTGGTGTGTCGAATACAGGTAACCCATAAGAGTCAATGTATCCTTCGTAGTTCCACTCCATAGGTATGAACAAAGAATATAATCCGCTGCGAGTCTGTCCATTGGCGTTTCTTTGGGTAACATCTGAGTCATCATAAAGTTTTTTAAAGTTTTTACCTCCTTTATCGTGCGAGTTTGATGTACTTCCCATCATGCACCTACCAATAATTCTACTACCTAATCTCAAACAAGTTTTTGTAACTCGCCAGTTGTTTAATATATTATTAGGTCTTTCCCACTTACCACTTTCATCGTGGACTAGTAGCTTTAGTTTCTCCCCGTCGTACGAGTTGTCCCCCGTGTTTTTCCAGTCGATCGTTGTGTCGAGCCCGTCAAGCTCTTGAAGCTTTTCGTTTGTTTCAAGCTTACGCCTGGTATACTTGGTGGCTGGTACTCTATAGGCAAGCTCTGTTTTGGGCCTGTCCATACCGTCTTGGATCGGTTTGAAGAAGAACGGGTAGTTGACTGAGATCGGTACGACTTTATCTGTGAACATTTTCTTAGCATCGGGACCAGACTTTGACAAGATACCGTACCGTGCATCTGACGTAATTGTTGCCACATTAACGGTTTCTGCTGAAGACATAAACGAAAATCCTGAACGTCTGTTCTTAAGATAGCACATCCCATAAGACCGTGAGTCGGCTTTACAAGCCTCCCAGAATATAAAGAATAATCTGTTTGATTCCCTAAAGTCTGGCTGCCCAACGTCAATTTTGCTCCACTGCAAGTACATATAATGAGAGCCAGTAACGTAAGTAGCCACACTCTTATTATAGAACCAAAACCCTTGTTCTCTTTTATTAAATTCACTATCGATGTAATCATACCATTTTTCCTTAAAGTCCACTGGGTATTCCTCCCAATCGAACACAGACTTTATTTTTTTAAGTTCTTTAGGGTATTCTGTATATTGCCACTTATTACTTTCAAATTTTTTTACGTTATTAGCTTTAGGTAAGGCTATTTTAAGGTTTTGTATTTCATATATTTCACCTATTTCACCAGTCTTGCTAATAACAATAATATCGTAATCTTCATTATATCCATACTCCCACTTTTTAGCTTTATTTATTTTAGCTACAGTATGTGGTTTTATATGATCATCTAATACTTTATATAACGTTTGTTCGTACATTATTTAGACCTCCCTTCTGCAAAACCTCTAAAAGTTTTTTCTTTCTTAACTTCTTTAGGTTTATCTTCTAGTAGCTCTTGCTCGTTCTCTATTCTAGTTAATATTTCAAAAGCATCGAATATAGCAAGTTTTTTTGTAGCTGCGGCGTTTTTAAGTCTATCCGCAGAGATATCATCATCTGAATCTACAATTGGTTCTTTAGCTACTTTAATTAGCTCTTCAACCGCCTTGCGCCCAGCTTGGATTATATTCTTCTTCGTTTCCTTGGTATTCATACTTAATTACAATATCATTAGATTTCATACAATAAAGTCTTTTACCTTCAACTAAAAACTCCCATTCGCCGTTTGGTTTATAACCTACAACATCGCCTGGGTTTATTTTTAGATCTTCTAAAGACTTATTACCATATTTTAATATACCAACAAGGCTACGCTCTTTATCAGGCGTTAAAGGATCATTGCTTTTGATAGGCGTTATAAAACATCTATCGCCAACAGTGTTCCAACCATCTTGGTTTTTATATAAATATATTTGTTCTAAAGAACATAAATGAGATTCGTCTTTTAAAAACGATCTACTTTTCTTTTTATTGCCTTTCATATCGTAGAAAGTTCTAAATACATTTTGATGTATAATAACTTTATCACCCACGCTTATGCCGCTATTGAAAGCTAAAGGTACTTGAGTAACTTCAGCTAATCTATTTACAAACTTCCAGTTTTCAATTTTAGTATTAACAACTAAGTCTTTATCACCAACTTTTATTGTGTTTGTGTACTTATCACCAACTGGCTTTACTATAAAGTCGTAAAGGCTATTCATTAGTATTCTAAATCATACTCAACAGATATAGCCATGTTAGAATTGAACTTCTTCCATGGCAATACCTCGTTGTTTTTCTTTATATGGATATTATAAGAACCATCGGTTTCTTGAAATAAAATATAAGCTATTTCGTGACCACCATAAACTTGCTGGCCAACAGAATAATGCATAGCTTCATTTTTATAATCAGAACCAATACTGATTTTTCTTATAACAGATTCCATTACTCAACTACTTCTAGAGTATCCTCTTCTTCTTTAATTTCAGTGTACTCACCTGTTTTTAAATCAACAGATATTTTTCCATACTCTTTTTCTAACTCTTGCTTTTCTTTTTCTAAGCTTTCGTTAACATCAGCTACTTTGTGTAGTAAAGCGTGTTTCTGTGTTTCTAGAGCACCGATATTGTTTAATATCGCCGTTAATTCTTCTTGGTGTTTTACAATTGTTTCTAATTGTTCTTCTTTAATTTTTGCCATTTGATTTAATTTAAGTTAATTGTTTTATAATTATATAGTTACTCATGTTTTAGTAAATCTACTATTCAGGCAGATCTTCATATCCATCTGCATAATCAGCAGGTAAATACGATTCCATACCACTTACTTGTTCAGCGCTGCACTCGTCTTTGTAAAAGTCGTTTGCTAATAACCAAAGAAAGTGATCTTTAAGACATTGTAGCTTTTCTTCTGTAGTTTCAGAATCTGCAGCTTCTGCCAGTTGACTATTTACTTGACTTACAATAACATCTTTGTGACTGTCTGGTGTGTTTTCTGATGTAATTACGTTTTTGTACATTTTTTAATTATTTTGTGATTTTAAAATTTCTACTTCTTCTTTTAATTCTTGTATTGCTTTTACTAATATCGGAACAAGTTTTCCGTAGCTTAATTCAAGCTTGTCAGGGTTTTCGTCATAAACAAGTCTTAAGGTATCGTTGTCTAACTCTTTAACCTCTTGCGCTATAAAACCAAAATCTTTTTTACCTTTGTTCGCTGAGTAAAATTCTGTTTCTACATTGTTTCCTTCTTTATCAATTTCTACTCTTGTTTCTGCTCTATTGTCCCATACAAATTCTCTTGGTTGTAAGGCATCAATAAATGCTAGACCATAACTTAAATCTTCTATTTCTGATTTATCTCTTTCGTCTGATAAAGACGTTATAGAAGTAACAGCACATCTTAAAGCAGTTACGCTTGAATTACCTAAAGTTATTTCATTATTAACAGAAGCGGATGATCCTTCAGCGTCATAACCTATTATAGTATTATTATTACCTGTATAGTTAAAATCATTAGCAGCGTAAGTACCAACAACAGTGTTGTTATAGCCAGTACTTATTCCACCTCCTGTTCCACCTGCGGCAGCGTAACCACCTATAGCAACATTAGCACCTCCAGAAGCT